GCCACTTCTTGCTCACGCCAGCAAGCGAGTACGCCACCTCCATCCGGTAAAGCAGTAGGCCCCGTACGCCCGAAGAGTACATCAATCCTATTTGCAATCGTGACAAGTGCTGCATAGCTGTTAGCGGGTCCTACAGCCTTAATTTGCAGGATGATATGCGAGAAAACGCGTACCACGTTCATCGTGAGTGCATCTTGTCCGCCTTGACGTGTCACAAGCGTATAAGGACTCGTCGTATTGATGTCCGCAAAACCCTGCCATACTCCCCCAACCGATGCACTCATGAGAGTACTATCTCCCTGACAAGTCGAGACGACCCACTTATAGGCTTGTGCGACCTCACTCATAGCTTGATCTGGCCTTCTATGGCCTCTAGAGCCTGCTCAAACGAGCCGCGTACGCTATCTACAGCAGGTCCCAAGTATGGCTGTGCTGGCGTGCGTGTACTGCCTAGCTCTTGATAGATCCCGTAGTTAGCTGCTACAGCTACATATGCTGTCATTTCGTCAGCATCTCCTGTTTGGTCTGCTAGCAGGTGCTCTCCTGCAGTTCCTGGATAAGTGCTACCTTCACTTGTTTTGGTATAGATGCTATTGCGCAAATTTCCAGTATCTACAGGCGCTTTCGATTGTGCGTGTGCTTGCACATCAAAGGCCGTTTTACGTACTACCTGACCTAGTGCTTTCATCAATTGTTCAGAAAACTCGTCAAATTTATTGAATTCTTCTTCCATCAGGACTCCTCAATTGCGAGAACACTTGTCGAAATCGAGAAAGAGCCAGGATCAAGGATTTTGTGCACAGTAAATGTTTTGTTTGTGCCTGTAAAGATGAGATAATCTCCTTTTTGCACATCTTGCCCATACGGGAAATCAATAGTGCAAGTGGATCTGCTCACAATTCTCCCCGCCTCTCCTTGAAGAGCGTCGGCAGTCGTTGGCGCTGGCTTTTGGACTAAAACGTTGACCGTTGCAATCGTTGTCAGTGTTGGCTCTGACTTATGCCCATACCCATCATCGGTCTTGGCAGGCCGCTTGATCGTGACTTCCTTGTCGCAAGCTAGACTAGCAAAGAGATTGCGGAATGGCACCATATCCGCATCTGTGAGAATTGGCATGCATTCCTCCTAGCCTTTAGCAAAGTAGTCGATTGCACGTGGACCTAGCAAATTGCCTCTATTGTCTTGATCCCGTATGTCGGTTCTTATCATGCTGCTTGTAAATGGCCTTTGCAGCCTACGATAGGAAAGCGCTAGCTTCTGCAGAGCTTCAAAGGATTGTGATCGCCTGAAGGTCTGGCCTCCGACAATCACATCATATTGCTGTGCCTGCTTTGCAGACCATCTTTCTAGCAGATCAGCAGCCGCTTTATAGACATCGTAGGTTTTCCCAGTGATGTACACCTCTGGATAAGTGCTTGTCGAGAAAAACCAGTGCCCTGCTATTGGTTCGGAGGTTGTCGGAGTAACCGTTGTAAGCAAGTTTTGTGTAAAACTTACATCGTCCTCCCAGTCCCCTAACTCTATATAATAATTGAGAAATTGGACTACGCCGTTCTGATAGGTTGGTCTCCATATCATTCGCCAGTTGATAACATCTGATCTACAAGCGTCTAATATGTCTTGAATTGTTTGATCATCAAAAACCTGACCTGCTCCTGATGGGTCGTTGATAAGGAGGCGTGTTCGCGTGATGAGAGCCGCCATGCTTGATCTTGGCATTGTGTACGCCTCCTTTCTTGGCTAGGGACGACCAGGGACAAGGTCACCTTGATACGTGATAGTAGGCGTGCTACCCGCGCCAGAGAACGTGGCAGTCAATCTGATCTGTGGATTGGTTATCACGCCAGAGACGACTGTTGGACTCACGTCAAACGGGATAAAAATCTCACCACTCTGAGCGGTTGTACTCAAATTGATAGGTGGCGCGACAAAATCGCTAAACCATGTCGTAGGTACGCCGTCATAACACACGTCAATGGAGAATGTGACAGCATTAGAGCCAGACACATTGGTCGCAGCACTATAAATTATCCTTGCCTTGAGCCCTGCTCTATCCGTTCCCCCAGGCAAAATGAGGGCTGCGCCATTGAAGGTACTTGTCTTGGTCACGCTCGCTTGTAGAGCTACATTCGCATCACTTGGCATTTTTATCCCCCTTCTCAGTAGAAGCTACTTGAGGAGTCTCCTCTTTCACAACGACTGGATATTCAAGCTTGTGTGCGCCTGCCAAGTGAGTTGCAAACAGGTCTAGCACTCTTCCAAGATGGACATCTTGCTGCTTAACAGAGGCTATCGCACCTTGCAACTCTTGCAATTCTGTCTTGTTCATGATGCTCCTCTCTTAAGCTATCTTGATGTCGTACAAACGACCAAGTGAACGGGTTGACGCATTGCCAAGGCCGATAGCCCAGTCAATGAATGTGCGATAGATCGTACCGTTGTTTAGCCTGCCGAGATCCTCGACGTTCAGAGGCGCGAACTGCCAACCAAAGAAATGATCTTCGCCGTAGTTCACTGCATAGATTGAGGTGTAAACAGCAGAGGCACCTGTACTATCAGCACCTGCGCTCGTCTCGCCGACTGCGCTAGAGCCAGATAGACCGTTACCAGCAATGATCCTTGTCGTCTGGTCTGATTTGAGGCCAGGATCACGAATGATGGCGTTTTTGTATCTCATGATCGAACGATCATACTGATCTTGCGTAATGGTAAGACCACCGCTAGTCCCTAATGCGCGAAGCAAGAAGTCAAATCGTCTCTGCATGACATCATTCATGTAGAGAACAACATTCTGACCTTGAGGACTGTCTACCGACCAGAGGAGCTGGTTGATAAGCTCTAAGAACTTATTGCCATTAGCAGGGGTAGTAGCGAGTGTAGCTTGTGAGATATCGATGTTTGCATCGATTTTGTTCTCAGGACGTACGCCCCACTTGTTTGCAGAGGCTGCGTCATCAATGCGAGCACGGAGCCCAACAAAGGCGTTCTGATCACCTGTGATGTGATCATTCTTAAAGTATTTGAAATTGAAGTCGTAGGTTTGAGCCTTGAGATAAGCCTCAACTTGGTTAGCGCGGATATTCCCGATCTGGTTTTTATCTTGTACAAGGAACTTATCAACGTCAATGTAGTTCGTGAGGATGAACGCTTGTTCCTGCCAAGGACTCGGCGTGCCGATAGTCGAGACGCCTTCAGCGTTCAATTGACGCCATGTAACCGTTGGGAGGTTGCCTTCCCAACGAGCCCCATTCACAATAAGGCTTGCGTTATTAAAAAGCGGTAAATCTTGCGCAACATTCCCGTAGTCAATCAGGGAGTCAGTAACAGCCATAATGAGCGGGTTGTTGCTCATATTGGCATACTGCGCAATATTTAACGCTTGTGCTGCTACAGCCATAAGCTATGCTCCTGTTAGTGTCAGGAGCATAGGACTCTCCTGACCTAAAGCAATTCAGACAATTTTGGTCGTTTGCCAGGAGGAAGCTGTGTAGGGCTTGCGATATTCGTACGCCCTGTGTTCATGGCGGGTAGAGCAGGCGCATTTGTATTGCGTGCGGTTTGAGCAGGTGAGACAGTTTGTTCAGCAGGTTTATCAACAAGGAAAGGATTAGCTTTAATCAACTCATCAAGTACTGAGTCAAGATTAGTTGGCATCCCATCGTCCCCAAATTCAAGCTTATCGGCTATGACAGGAGCGATAAGAGCAGGATTGATAATTCCCTTTTCCTTGGATGCTAGTCGTACTTCTGCTGCTACGAGTTGTTTTTGATATTGCTGAACTTTTGCCTCTAGATCTGCTGCTTTCTTATTGGCCTTCTCGATATCGGATAGAGCTGCGACTTTAGCCGCTTCTTCTTTATCTTGATAGGCTTTTAATTGAGCTTCTAGTTCTTTGGCCCGCTTTTTGTGTGATACTGCTTCCTCGTGTAACCGTTTCTTTTCTGGATCACGGATTTCTTCTCCCGCTGTATCCCGCTGGGAAGCAGCATCCTCTGTGGGGTTGCTCCGCTGGAGCGTCACATCAGAAGCCCGCTGGGTCTCTGATGGAGAGGTGTTTTGTGGTTCTGGCATAACTATAGATCATCCTTTCAGGAATGTCAAGAGGTTGTCTTGTTCTGTTGTTTTACGCTGTCCATGAATGGAGCTGCTAACTGAAGCAGACTGTCTTGGTTTATGCTTTTCCAAGCAATCTTGTCCACATCAATGTAATTCTTCAAATCTCCTTTTGATATCACGAACCGCCGAATGACAC